GGAGAAAGAGTATGGCATTTGCGATTAAAAACAGCAATATGTATTTCAAACAAATTGTAGATCACAGCAGCATAGCCGGATACCTGGACAGAAGACATCCAGTTAAAACATTTGAATTCAAAGCAAGTCAACATGAAGCTATGAAATTCAAAAAGTACGGTGAAGCTAGAAAGTACATGAAGGAAAACGGATTGAACGGAAACATCATTGAGATAGCTGTTTCTAAACCGTTCCACATAAACAAGATGGAAAAGAACATCGGACCTAATAGATTAGACGCTTTGTACGATTCAGTATTGATGGATACCAGGGCAGATATTGAAAAGATGATTGCAGGTTCTGAGAACAATTTCAATCACATGGCTAAGGATATCTTGAAAGTTAGAACAACAACGTTAAATCAATTCTTACGTAATCCATACGAGATTGGTTGGAACACACGTAAGAAAATTATGGACAGATTAGAAGAATATTTCGAAGGAGCTGGAATTGAATGAATTTAAATGATCCAATTAAAAAAAGACGCATCGAACGAGAAGAGTTAATCCGATTAGTTCAAAACTGGTTTGTAAAACGTGGTTTGGATACGCTGGACGGAAGTGGCCAGCTAACCAAACTACAAGAAGAAGTAGACGAATTGAAAGAAGCATATATCCATATCAACCGCGATGAAGAGATTGACGCGGTTGGAGATATTACAGTAGTGCTAATTGGATACTGCATGCAGCGCAATCTTGATTTCATGGATTGCTTAGAAAGTGCTTATCACGAGATTAAGGACCGTAAAGGGAAAGTTATCAACGGTGTGTTCGTGAAAGAGGTGAAGTAATGGATTTAGTGAACGTGAGTAAAGAGTTTGCTGAAAAGTCGAAAATTAAAGAAGCGGTTAAACATCCAAAGCATTACCAAGGAATTAACGGGTTAGAAGTGTTCACCGTGATGGAGAATTTCATTCCAAAATACGAAAACTCATTTGATGGATATATTGCAGGTAATGTTTTGAAGTATGTGCTGCGAGCGCCCAGCAAAGGGAAAATGCTCGAGGATCTAAAAAAAGCAAAAGAACATTTGGACTTGTTAATTGAAAGGTTAGAGGATTAATCATGAAAACAAATAAATGTGTGGTTAGAAGAGAGCAAAAATCATTGGAGAGAGGCAAGCGATGAAGAAAAACACGCAAACTCACTTAGCTATCAAGCGAACAACAAAAATCAGAATTAGGCTCGGTTATTGGTTTAGATATTTACTCGGTATCAAATCGCCATCGAGAGAGTTCGAAAAAGCGTTGGTGGGAGATAGCTATTCGGAAAAAGAATTCAGAAAAATGTATATAAGAGGTGCGGAACAGTTAGCGCTTGAAAAATTAAGAAGAGCAATGGAGGAAACAACGTGGAAAAAAGTTTGAGAGCATTGGTAATTGGTTTTTGTCTTAGCGGTATACTAGCAAGCGCAAAATTGCTAGGCGTTGATTTTACATGGAGTTTTGTATTGTTGCCGTTTCTGATACCGTTATCGGTTTTCTTGGCGTTGATTATTAACATCGTTTATTTAGACGGTATAGACGATATAAAGAGCGAAATGGAGAAAAAAAGAAGATGAACGATAAAGAATTCGAAAAGTACCTTAAAAATATTGAGGAGGACCAATCATGAAAGAAAAATCAAAGCTTGATAAATTAAAAGACGATGTACACTACTTGATTGTGGCTCATTGCAAGTATAAGGACATGCTAATGTATGATAGAGCGTTGAAACAGTTCCAGGAAGATATCAACTATGGTCAGATAGAAGAGATGAGCTACAATGAACGATTCGCATTCTTACTTGGATTCGAAACATCGTTGAAGGCGATAGAAAACGCAATTGAATTAAGCGAGCAATTGAAGGAAAATCCAGACATGATTGAATGGCCAGCAGGGTTATGCACTGATGATTACAGATACTAAGGAGGATTTCGATGTTAACAGTTTACTCTAAACCAAATTGCATCCAATGTGAGATGACTAAAATTTGGCTAAATCAAAATAAAATTCCATACGATACAGTGGATGTGATTGAAAATCCAGAAGCATTAGAAAAAATTAGATCACTTGGATTCAAAAGCATGCCAGTAGTTACACTAGATAAAAATTTCGATAATGCCTGGGTAGGTTACAACTTAGATAGATTACTAGAATTAAAAGAGCTTGGATAATGGAAAGAATGAGTCCAGAAGAACGAATGGTATTAAGACTGATCCCAGTAAGCGATACTCGACGAATTAACCGAGTAGACATTTCAAGTATCACTAAGCTGTCGGAACGTAGAGTTAAGAAAGTAATTGATACGTTAGTTAACAGATACGGAATTGTGATCATCGGAGAACGTAACGGCAGAACTGGATACTATATTCCAGAAACAGACGAGGCTCGTAAGGACGGAATTAAACCTATGAGGTCTCAAGCAATTAAAGAATTCAAACGAGTGAGCCGAATTTTAAAAGGCGATTTAAAAGCTCATGAGAAATATTTGGAGGTAAGTAAATGATTAATAACGTTGTGCTAGTAGGCAGATTAACAAAGAAACCAGAGCTAAAATTTACAACAACCGGTACTAAGTACACGCAGTTCAGTATTGCAGTACAAAAGAAATTCAAAAATCAAAATGGTGAATACGAATCAGATTTCATCAATTGCTTGATGTGGTCTACTGTTGCAGAGAACTTTATTAAGTTCACGAATAAAGGCTCACTAGTTGGAATCGAAGGACGAATCCAAACTAGAAGTTATGAGAAGGATGGCGTTAAAAAATATATCCAAGAAGTAGTTGCTGAGAACTTCTCGTTATTAGAATCAAAGAAAGTAACGGAATCTAGAAGCAATGTAGCTCAACCAATCGAAGAAAATCCATTCAATGGAGTATCAGACGATGACTTGCCATTCTAATGAATTGAGGTGCAAGTATTTGGAAAGTATTCACCTATTTGATTATCCGGAACTAGATTATAAAGCGACAAAGCGAGAGGTGATGAAAGTCATCGGTAGATATAAGAACGCATTAAACAAGTTGTATCTGAAGAGTGAGCCTCGCATCACTCCTCAGTATACGATTGTCCCCCCTTCATTTACCAACGAGTTTCACTCGTCAACAGAAGACGCTGCACTGTGGAGCGACACTGTAGGAAAGAAATTCAAAGATTACGTTGAACGTGTGAACACTGCATTAAACAGTATCCCATCAGTTAATCGAGTAGTAATTTATAGATCATTAATCCAGGAGCAAAGCGATGTACTAATCGGTAGTGAAATGAACTACAGTGAATTCACTATTCGAGATATACGAATGGAAGGTATTAAACAACTAGCGTACGCACTAGGTGTAGATGTATATCAAGATGGAACATCGGAAGGTGTTGAATATGATTAGTTGTATTCGTTGTAGAAAATGACTAAAAAAGTTTGTAGAACATTTTGAGAGAATTATTTTATAATATGTACTGTGGTATCGTGTAGATACAAGGATAGAGATGCGGAAACATCTTTAAAAAGCCAGTCCTGAAAAAGGTGTATCCAAGTTAGCAGCATGGACGACTGCTAACAGTGCCGTGTTGGATGTAGAGTGGTTCGACTCCACTCACGGTAATTCCCCAGATAAACCAACAAAACTGTCAAAGAGCGTGCTGATGAGTACGCTCTTTAGTTTTTAAGAAAGGAAACAGTATGAACTTCGTAGAACCTATTCGAGACCCTGATGACATCCAGGCTATGAAAGATTATCTAAAAGAATGGAACGAACGTAATTACATGCTGTTCGTATTTGGAATTAATCTTGGATTAAGAATCAGTGACATTATTAAATTAAAAGCGAAGGATGTTCAAGGACAGTATGTGAACATCAGAGAGTTAAAGACAGGAAAGATTCTCAAAAGAAAGATGAACAGGTCTTTCCGTAAAGAAGTACAAGAGTACATCAAAGATATGAACCCACATGACTATCTATTCAAAAGCAGAAAAGGAAAGAACAAAGCAATCACTCGTGAAGCTGCTTACTACATTCTTAAAGCTGCAGCAGAAGATATTGGAATAGAGAATGTTGGGACGCATACAATGCGCAAGACATTTGGATACCACCACTACAAGAACAATAAAGATGTAGCCATGTTGATGGTTCTATTTAACCATGCGAGTCCGGATATCACGCTTCGATACATCGGAATCCAGCAAGACCAACAGGATAAATCAATGGACGATTTCTACTTATAGAGCCGTCTAATTTAACATATTGAGAATTTGTAAATTCAAAAAAGAAAAGTTAAATAAACATTATTAAATCAATGGTTTCGAGCGTTGCTCGAATTTAACACAATATAAGATATGATAAATTCAAGAATACCCCGGTACCCTTGAATATTTAATACCCCCACCCCTTTGAAAAAGCCGGTGTGATAATAAAAACACCCCCATGCAATTAAACCCGGTAGGGTTAAAATGACCCTGCTGCATAAAATTTAAATAAAGGATGAATTGAAATGGTAAGACCAGATAGGATTGGACCACATCGAGTAGCGTTCGAAAAGAATAAGAAGAAGATATTCAAGACGCAGAACGTATGTGGAATTTGTGGTAAGCCTGTAGACTTCAAGCTTAAGTATCCACATCCACTGTCGCCAGTAATAGATCACATTGTTCCAATCAACAAAGGTGGACATCCAAGCGACATTGAGAACCTACAACTCGCTCACTGGACATGCAACAGGCAAAAATCAGATAAGTTATTTAATCAAGCGCGTGAAGTAAAACAAGTCCTAGGGAACCGCAATTTGCCACAAACAAGAGATTGGGCAAATTACAAACCTGAGTGATAGGCCTCTGAGTGATAGGGGGAGGGGAACCTACCCTTTGGCTTGGCCGAGCTCCCAGGCAGTATTGTACATATTTTCTCGCGCCAAAACTCAAAAAAGGAGAATAAAAATGGAATTGAAAGGCAAAGCATATCTCCGTAGGAAGTTAGAAGGATATCGCACTGGAGTTCAAATGCGATATGAGTACTATTCTATGGAAAAAATTGATAATACAGACGGAATTACTATTCCTGCTCAAATTAGGGATAAATATAAGGCTGTACTAGGATGGACAACAAAAGCTGTAGACAGCTTAGCTGACAGATTGATTTTCAGAGAATTCGCGAACGACAATTTCAACATCGATGAAATATTCCAGTACAACAATCCGGATATCTTCTTTGATTCAGCTATTTTATCAGCATTGATTGGTTCATGCTGCTTTATCTACGTTTCTAAAGATGAAGAGGGAATGCCTAGATTACAAGTAATTGAGGCAAGCAATGCAACTGGGATTATAGATCCAATTACTAATTTATTAACTGAAGGCTATGCAGTACTCAAACGAGATGATTATGAGAATCCACTGCTAGAAGCGTATTTCACTCCAAACGAAACAATATTTTATCCAAAAGGGGAAGAGCCGTACTCAATCGAAAATCCAACAGGAATTCCATTGTTAGTGCCTATTATCCATAAACCTGATGCAAAAAGACCGTTTGGGCGCTCACGCATTACTAAATCTGGAATTTCTTATCAAAAAACAGCTCAGAGAACAATTGAGCGTTCAGAGATTACTGCTGAATTTTACTCATTCCCTCAAAAATTTGCTCTAGGGGTTAGCCAAGACGCAGAATCGGTAGAAAGCATAAAAGCAACTATTTCAAGCTTTATTATGTTCACAAAGGACGATGATGGTGATAAACCGTCTGTTGGGCAATTTACAACTGCAAGTATGACTCCGTTCGTTGAACAACTTAAAATGGCGGCTTCTGGATTTGCTGGTGAAACAGGATTAACCATGGATGATTTAGGTTTTCCTTCTGATAATCCATCGAGTGTTGAGGCCATTAAAGCAAGTCATGAGAACTTAAGGCTTTCTGGAAAGGCTGCACATCGCTCTATTGGGTCTGGCTTGCGAAATGTAGCTTATGTAGCGGTTTGCTTGCGTGATGATTTCAGATACATGCGAAAGGAATTTACAAAAGTAAAAGTTAAATGGGAACCATTATTCGAAGCAGACGCATCTACATTAACTATGCTCGGTGACGGTGCAATTAAAGTAAACCAGGTTCTACCAGGATATATCACAGCAGAAACAATTCGAGATTTAACTGGTATAGAAGGAAATATGGAAGCAAAACCCGTTCAAGAAGCACAAGAGCAAAAAGTGAAAGTTACTGATGACGCTTCTGACAAGCAAAAAAATAGGATTATTTCGACTTACGAAATAACTTCACTATTAAGCAATTACCAGAAAGGTGTGCTTTCAAAAGAAAACGGAATAGCATTGCTCGCTTCAACAGGAATGAGTGAAAAAGAAGCTGAATTCATGTTGAACAATACTAAGGTTGAAGGTAAAGACAATGAATAATTATGATATTTCGTATGAATACGACATTGTACCTGAACTTCTTGAGAAAATTAAAGCAGATTTCTTTAGCAAGGCTGAAAAGAGTGCAGAATTAGAGAGGTTACTACTTCTAGCGCGAAGTGGTAAAGCTAACTTTATAGACGCTCATGAATTTTCAACTAAATTAGGGCAGATTCTTTCTGAGGCACTTCAAATTAATATTAGTGGTTCGATTCTTCCTGATGGAAAGATGCATTTTAACATTGCTAGTCGCATTTTGAATGAAACTCTAGGCACTAACCACAAGATGGTAAGTTCATACACAAAGCAGGTTCAAGAGATTTTAAATAAGGAGGCTGGAATTGGATTGAAATCCATCCAGACTCCAATAAACCAAGAAAGAATTAATGGACTAGTAAATCGATTGTCATACGAGGAAAAGTTCGACGATGTGTCATGGATTCTTAAAGAACCTATCGTTAACTTTAGTCAAAACATTGTAGATAATCACATCAAAGTAAACGCAAATTTCCATTTTAAATCTGGATTAAAACCAAAGATTGTTCGAACAACTGACGGTAATTGTTGCGCTTGGTGTAGTAAATTAGCTGGTGTTTACACGTATCCGGGTGTTAACAAGGATGTGTTTAGACGGCATGATAGATGCACTTGCACATTGGACTATCATCCAGGAGATGGAAAAAAGCAAAACGTGTGGAGCAAAAAATGGAGTTCGGAGGACGAAGCGGTTCAGACTCGACAAAGAATTGAAGGATATAAATTACAAGAGATAAAAGACGCTTTGAGCAAAATTGATTTAAATAAAGCAACATCGAATGATATAATTGAAATAGGAAAACAAGTTTCAAATCATTTCGATATCGTTAATCATATCGGCGATAAAGATAAACTGAAATCGATTTTTTCAAATTTTAGAGAGATGGGCGGTTCAGTTTCTAACGATTCTTGGGCGAAAGGTTCTTCAAAAGTCGTTAAAGATGGGTTAGAGGAAGCTTTTTCATATTATCCAAAAGAATGGTCGAAAATCCCTGAAAAGCATAATAGAAAAATATTAGCAAGAAAATCCGGACGTGGCTTTTTTATTCGAGGGGCGGTTAATTCGAAAGGAAATGCGTATGACACAAAATACCTTGACTATAAAGATGGATATTTAACCATAGCCACAGAGGGAACAAGAAAAGTTACTCCATATCATGAAATAGGACATTTGATTGAATGGGCAAATCCTAATGTATTACGAATTGAAAAAGAATGGGTTAATAACCGTACTGCTGGAGAGCAACCTATCAGTTTAAAAAAGATTTTTCCGAATTTTAATTATAGAACAACAGAAGTAACAAAAAAAGATAGTTTCATTTCTCCTTATATTGGGAAGGAATATCCCAGCGCAACAGAAGTATTAAGTATGGGATTACAAGGACTATTTGAACCTTCGGAAAAGTTTCTTCAGTCAATCGATTTTGCAACAAATGAGAGGGTATTAAAAACAATAAAAGATGATTTAGATTTTTTACATTTGACAGTAGGCTTGATATTGAAAGGATAGAAATATGTATAACAATGTGTATGATCGTTTAAAATATTTTTCAGAGGAACTTGTGAAACGCTATGAAAAACAATTCAACGTTTCTTTAGAAGATGCTATTTTTTTTAATCCTGTTAACATAGACCAATACCCAGAAGAAATAGAAGAAGCTATTGAACGACTAGAAAATTCTTTAAAAACAGGAATTCCATTAAATGAAGATGATATCCAACGTTATAGTCCGGATGTTATTTATTAAAACTGATAACTCTTTGTTTTTAGAAAGAGTTAAAGAGATTTTAAACAAAGGAATGAGTGAATGGCTAGAAAGAAATATGGTAATCAGCTTCCTACACAATCAGTCATCCTACCTTACGTTAAGAAAAGGTCTCTCAGTAAGGAAGCTATAGAAATTTATGAGAAAACAGGATTAAGCAGCTATATCTGGCAAAAGAAATTGCTAGAGGCTATGATGGCTGTTGATAAAAAAGGACTATGGGTCCATCAGAAGTTCGGATATTCCATTCCACGACGGAACGGAAAATCCGAACTTCTTTATATGCTTGAACTTTGGGGGTTACACCAAGGTTTGAATATATTACACACAGCTCATCGAATTAGTACCTCACACTCTTCATTCGAGAAGGTTAAGCGGTATTTAGAGAAGATGGGATATGTGGACGGAGAAGATTTCACATCAATCCGCGCTAAAGGACAAGAACGAATCGCTCTAACTAATACAGAAGGAGTGCTGCAGTTCAGGACTCGTACATCGAACGGTGGACTTGGTGAAGGATTTGACATCATGATCATAGACGAAGCTCAAGAATACACGACAGAGCAGGAGTCAGCGTTGAAATATACGGTTACTGACAGTGATAATCCAATTACTGTTATGTGCGGAACTCCTCCAACTCCAGTTTCAAGCGGAACGGTATTCAGCAAATTCCGTGAAACATGTCTATTTGGCCGTGGTAAGTATTCCGGATGGGCAGAGTGGTCTGTATCTACTGAAAAAGAGATATCAGACATTGAAGCTTGGTACAATTCCAATCCTTCAATGGGATATCACTTAGACGAACGGAAGATTGAAGCCGAACTCGGTGACGATAAGTTGGACCATAATATCCAACGTCTTGGTTTTTGGCCTACATATAACCAAAAATCAGCAATCTCAGAAGCTGAGTGGGAGGCTCTTAGGCTTGATGAAGTACCTAAGTTTAAAGGCCCTATGTTCGTTGGAATCAAATATGGGCAAGATGGCACTAACGTAGCCTTGAGTATTGCTATTAGGACAGATTTTGATGATATCTTCGTTGAAACTGTCGATTGTCAATCTGTTCGAAATGGTAATGGATGGATAGTTGACTTCTTAAGGAAAGCTAAACCGTCTCAAATCGCTATAGATGGTGCTAGTGGACAGAAAGTTCTTGATGATGAATTGAGAGAGTTCCGAATAAGGAATGTAGTGCTGCCTACTGTTAAAGAAATCATCGTAGCAAACGCTATGTTTGAGCAAGGCGTGTATCAGAAGACCATTTGTCACTCAGGTCAACCATCACTATCTAAGGTTGTAACCAATTGCGACAAACGGAACATTGGTTCAAATGGTGGATTTGGATATCGTTCACACTTCGATGATGTAGATATCAGTATTATGGATAGCGCGTTGTTAGCGCATTGGCTTTGTGCAACATCTAAGCCGAAGAAAAAACAAAAAATCAGTTATTAAACTAAAGGTCACTGCTTATGTAGTGGCTTTTTTTAATAAAAAAAATTACTGTACGCGCAGGTTAACGCGGAGAAAGGAGGCAGTAACATGCCTGAATTTAAAACGATTGAAACACAAGAAGAACTAGACAGAATCATTGGTGAACGACTCGCTCGTCAGAAAGAGAAGTATGCCGGATTAGAGAAGTTAGAATCTCGTGTGAAGGAATTGGAAACAACGAACGCTGAGTTACTAGCAACAATCGACAGCAACAGCAAACTACTAGCTGAGAAAGATGAATTTATTAGCGCTAAAGAATCTGAACTAGCAGAAGTTAACCAAGTTGTTGAGAAGTACAAAGGAACACAGCTTCGTACTCAAATTGCATTGCGAAATGGTCTTCCATACGAAGTGGCAGACAGATTACAAGGTAGCGACGAAGAGAGCTTGCAAGCCGATGCGAAACGTTTATCTGCGTTTATCAAACCAAAACCAGTCGCTCCATTAAAAGATGTCGAACCAGTCGTAGGCGATGGTAGAACAACAGCAATGCGACAAATGTTACAAGAATTAAATCAATAATCAAAAGAAAAGAGGAAAATATATGCCAACATTACAAACAGGAACATTTTTCAAACCAGAATTAATTAAAGATCTATTTTCTAAAGTGCAAGGCAAATCAGTCTTAGCATCGTTATCTCAACAAAAACCAATTCCATTTAATGGAACTGAGCAAATGGTATTCAACTTAGAAGGTAACGCTCAAATTGTAGGTGAAGGTAAGAAGAAAGAAGCTGGAGAGGCAAAACTTGAATCTGTAATCATCAAACCTTTGAAATTCGTTTATCAAGCTCGTATTACAGACGAATTCTTACGTGCTTCTGAAGAGAAACAAGTTGATTTCTTATCAGCATTCACTGACGGATTTGCTAAGAAAATTGCTCAAGCATTCGATATTGCAGCAATTCACGGTTTAGAACCTAAAACAATGACAGACGCAACTTTCCGCGACACAAACTCATTCGATGGATTAGTTAAGAGCAACGTAGTTACTTACGCTGAAGGAACTTTCGATGATAACATCGACGCTGCAGTTCAAACAGTAGTAGCTAACGGCGGTGATGTTACAGGTATTGCTTTATCTCCAACAGGTGGACAAGCATTAGCTAAAATCAAAGTTAATGGTGTTGTTCAATACCCTGAATTCCGCTTTGGTCAAAATCCTAAATCATTCTATGGAATGGCTTCTGACATGAGCAAAAACTTAACAGTGACTGGTGGAACTGCTGAGGCAGACCACGCAATCGTTGGCGACTTCGAAAACCGTTTCAAATGGGGTTACGCTGACAATATTCCTATGGAAATTATCCAATATGGTGATCCAGACGGTGCAGGTCGTGACTTGAAAGCACACAACGAAATCTGCTTACGCGCAGAAGCGTATATCGGATGGGGAATCCTAGACGAAAAAGCATTCGCTCGTGTTAAAGCGTAGGTCGTGCTTATGAAGTATAGAAATGTGGATACTGGTGTAATCGTTGAGTCAGATAGCGTGCTGTCTGGCTCATGGGAACCAGTGGAAGAAAAGAAAACTAAAGCTAAAGCGAAGAAAGAAGCAAAGGATGATGAATAATGGACTCATTTGCGACTTTAGACGATTTACAGCGACTATGGAAACGACTGCAACCGTCTGAGATTGATAGAGCGAATGCACTTCTTGCCACTGTATCTGACATGCTGAGGGAAGAGGCTCGTCGCTATGGGAAAGACTTAGACAATATGGTTGTAGAGCGTTCTAGTTATGAGAACGTGGTTAAATCTGTTGTAGTTGATGTTGTAGCTCGTACATTAATGACTTCTACAGAACAAGAGCCGATGACTCAATTTAGTCAAAGCGCTCTAGGATACTCAGTTAGTGGCTCGTATCTCGTGCCTGGCGGTGGTATCTTCATCAAGAATGCAGAATTGAAACGTTTAGGCTTCACTAAGCAACGGATTGGAGTGATAGAGTTCTATGATTAAAGGAATTACTGTCACATTAGTAGATCGTGTTAAAAATGGTGAGGATGAAATGGGTGCTGCAACATACGATGATGTAGAAATCCAAGTAGAGAATGTCCTAGTATCTCCTACTGAGGCTACGGATGTTATTAACCAGGTTCAACTTTATGGGAAAAAAGCAGTGTACACGCTCGGTATTCCTAAAGGTGACACACACAACTGGGAAGATAGGGAAGTTAAATTCTTTGGGAAAACATTTCGAACATTCGGGCCAGTTGTTGAAGGAATTGAATCCATGGTACCAACTGCCTGGCACAAGAAAGTGACGGTGGAACGATATGAGTAGCTCGTTTAAATTCAAGCTAAACACTAAAGGTGTTGGAGCTTTCTTAAAGTCGGAGCCTGTAAAAAATATGATTAGCGAACGTGCAAACGAGATTGCTAGTCGAGCAGGGACTGGATATGAGGCAGATACTCAAATCGGTCAAAAACGTGCCACAGGACGAGTTAAAGCTGCTACAGCTAAAGCTAAAAAGGATAATAAGAAAAACAATACATTATTGAAGGCGGTGAGAGGTTGATAGAGATTGAAATTAGAAAATTCATGAGAAGCAAGTTGGAATGCCCAGTTGTATTCGAACTTTCACCTAAGATGCCAGATAAATTTGTATTAATTCAAAAAACAGGTGGCTCTAAGCGCAATAAATTATTAGCCTCTACATTTGCTTTCCAATCTTACGGAAAGTCGATGTATGAGGCTTCTTTGTTGAACGAAACTGTAAAAGAAGTAGTTGAACAGTTAGTCGAATTAAACGACGTATCTGATGTTAGTTTAAACAGCGATTACAACTATACAGATACAGAATCCAAAAAATACAGATATCAAGCAGTGTTTGATATCAGACATTATTAGAAATGAGGGAAAAATATGGCAGAAAAAAACAACGCGAGTAACGTAACCGCAGCTAAACCTAAGATTGGTGGAGCTATTTATATGGCGCCAACAGGTACAGAATTACCTACTGATGCAGAAACAGCTTTAAATGCTGCATTCGTAAACTTAGGTTTCGTATCTGAAGACGGATTAGAAAATGCTAACAGTGCATCGTCTGACAACGTTAAGGAATGGGGCGGTTCAATCGTAAACACAACGTTGAAAGAAAAAGAGGACAAATTCAAGTTCACTTTAATTGAAGCATTAAACTTACACGTATTGAAATTAATCTACGGTGAAAAGAACGTAACTGGAACTTTAGAAGCAGGAATCACTGTTAAAGCTAAAGCTGAAGATTACGAAGAAAAATCATTTGTAGTGGATATGGTACTAAAATCAGGAGTTATTAAACGTATGGTACTTCCGCTTGCTAAAGTGTCAGAAGTAGGTGACGTTAAGTATGCTGGTGGAGAAAACATCGGTTATGAAACTACTTTATCAGCGTTCCCCGATGGCGACGGAGCCACTCATTACGAATACATTAAGAAAGTAGGTTAATTATGGTTAAAGGGAAAACATCTTCCGGATTTAAATTCCAAATCAATGAAAGCACAATTAACGATGACTATGAGCTATTAGAACTACTTGGAGAATTAGAAGAGAATCCTGTTCTAATTTCTAAAGTCGTTCGAAAAGTTCTAGGCCCTGATGCAGCGGCTGCATTAAAAGATCATGTACGAGATGAAAATGGAGTTGTATCCATTCAGAAAATGAATGAAGAAATTACTGAGATTTTCACACAGGCAAAAGCCTTAAAAAAATAATGGCCCTTGCAAGAATGATTGCGACTGATGAAGATGCTTTAATTTGCGATTTAGCAGAAACATATAATATCTATGACTATCGACGGCTACCGGTTTTAACGGTGGCCGTGTTTTCTTTAGGTTTGAGACAAAACTCAAGAATTAAGATGATCATGTCTGGAAATAGAATCACGTTAGAAGAGTCGTTACTAGCTTGTGCCGTGGATAGATTAAGCATACTAGCATGGCAGAAGACGAAAGACGGTTCAAAAGGTACTAATGTGCCTCAATCGATTCTAGGAAAATTACTAGGTATAGATGAGCGCAAATCAGAGTCAGATACTCAGACATTTAGTTCTGGCGAGGAGTTCTTAAGAGAAAGAAATAGATTATTAGGGAAGGAGGAAACTTAATGGCAACAGAATTAGGTACTGCTTATGTTCAGATAATCCCATCGGCTGACGGAATCAAAGGAATGATTGAAAAGGCTATGGGAACAGAAGTAGTCGGTGCCGGAGATAAAGCTGGACAAGGTTTCATGAAAAGCTTTGCTGGTACAGTCACTAAAATGATTGCTGCAATTGGGATTGGTAAAGTTATTAAGGATACCTTATCTTCTTCATTAAACGAAGGTGCAGCACTTCAGCAATCTCTTGGTGGTATTGAGACGTTATTCAAAGGCAGTGCCGATATCGTTAAAGGATACGCTAAAGAAGCGTATAGAACATCAGGATTGTCCGCTAACGCGTATATGGAATCTGTAACAGGATTTAGCGCAAGTCTTCTACAATCTCTAGGCGGAGACACTGATAAAGCTGCAGAGATAGCAAACATGGCAATGATTGATATGTCAGATAATGCTAATAAGATGGGGACATCGATGGAAAGTATCCAATTTGCATATCAAGGCTTTGCTAAGCAAAATTATACGATGTTAGACAACCTGAAACTCGGTTACGGTGGTACTAAGGAAGAAATGCAACGGCTTCTTACTGACGCTCAGAAGTTAACTGGAGTTAAATATGACATCAACAACTTATCCGATGTATATCAAGCTATCCACGCAATACAGGGGAAGCTAGATATCACAGGAACGACAGCTAAGGAAGCTTCAACTACTTTCTCTGGATCATTCGCATCCATGAAGGCTGCAGCACAAAACGTGCTTGGAAATATGGCCCTTGGAGAGGATTTAACACCGTCGCTAGAAGCGTTAAAAGAAACGGTCAAAACGTTTGTGTTTGGCAACTTCATACCAATGCTTAAAAATGCGGTTAAAGCCATTCCAGAAGTGCTAGGATTCGCCATCAAAGAAGGGTTAACAGCTATCTTCGGTGAATCTACTACACAAACGATTATCAATAACCTTTCTACAGCATTCCAAAACATTAAGAGTGCAGTAGGCGGTATTGGTGACTTGTTTGGAGGCTTTATCGACAAATTAAAAGGCATTCTTGGTATTAGTGGTGATGTTGGAGAACTAGGAACAGCTTTTGAAGGTATTACTGGTGCAATTAGCACAGTAACTGACTGGATTAAGCAGTTTGTAGATTGGATTAACCAAACTCCTGCAGCAGTCGATTCTGTAACAGCAGTGTTAGCAGGATTAGCAGCAGGCTTTGTCGCTTTAAAAGTTGTAGACACTGTTAAGAGCGCAATTGATGGTTTCAAAACTGGTTTAACGGCTGCTAAAGGTGCAATGATTGTATTTAACGCGATTGTTTCCGCGAATCCATTTACAGCCTTAATTGTAGGGGTTACTGCTGTAGTAGCTGCATTAACATGGTTCTTCACACAGACAGAGACAGGGAAGGCTATTTGGCAAGGATTTACAGAATTTCTCTCTAGTGCATGGACTTCTATTTCAAGTTTCTTGATTGATACTTGGAATAACATTGCCCAAACTGCAACTGCTATTTGGGAAGGTATTGTAAGTGTGGCAACAGCCATTTGGAGTGCAATCACTGGCGCAATTATGGCAGTGGTTCAACCGTTTATTGATGCATTCATGGGGCTATGGAACGGAATGAGTTCAGGAATCTCTCAAGTATTTGATGGATACGTTACATACTTCACTGGAATATGGGAAGTTATCAAATCAGTATTCCTTGGAGCAATCTTAATTATCATTGATTTAGTGACACTTAATTTCGGTCAATTAGGAACGGATTTAGGTGCTATTTGGGATGGAATCTCGAACGGTATATCAATGGTGTGGGACGGAATTACTTCAATCTTTTCAGGAGCAGTCAGCGCAATTGTTGGAGGTGTCCAAGCCTCATTCGAAGGCATGGCAGCATTCTTAAGTGGACTATGGGATGCAATTTCTGGAGCTGCTATTGCAGGATGGAACGGATTAGTTTCAGGGGTGCAAGGAATTATAGACGGATTAGTATCTGGAGCACAAGCGGCTTGGGATGCAATGTCTAATGCCGTTGATAGTTTAGTTTCTGGAATCACTGGAATATTTGATGGCTTATGGAATATCGACTTAGGTGCAGCAGGGCAAGCTATCATGGATGGTTTTCTCGGTGGATTGAAAGCTGCTTGGGGAGCTGTTACAGACTTCGTTGGAGGAGTTGCGAACTGGATTCGAGACCATAAAGGTCCAATCGAGTACGATAGAAAGTTATTAATTCCTGCAGGTAATGCTATCATGGAAGGGTTAGACCAAGGATTACAAGATCAATTTAAGGATGTCAAACAAACGGTCGGAGGAATGGTTGATGAAATTTCAGACGTATTTTCAGAAGACAACCTGGATTTTAATTCCTCTGTATCCCTTACTAAAACCCTTGAGACACAATTGGCTATGCCGTCAACCCAATTTGAGGCCCGTGAAAGTAAAACCGTGTCTGAGATAGCGAATCTGAGAGCGAGTATGGAGAGAATCCTTACTGCTATCCTTGAAAAATCGTCAGATGTTTATCTGGACAATGACATTATCTCGCTTAAAACCTATGAACAACATGGTGCAATTTATGCAAGGGAGGGAATCTAATGGATTATATGATTATCAATGGTTTTAACACATCAACCCTTCCTAATTGTGTTGTGACTGACTTTGGGAAGGTGGAGGCGGCTACGCCAAAAGGAGAGAAGGCAACTCTTTATGGAGTTAATGGTAGTTACCGTGTGTTAGATGGTTCTTTCGACAGTTACGAAAGGCCCTTCACTCTCTACGTTAAAAAAATGGTTGATATTGAAAGTATTCTTGATAAGTTTCAATCGAATGATAATGTTTTGGAATTTAGCTATCAGCTTGGCTCATTGTTTTATGCTAACTTTGTGAATGCTAGTTATAAACCTTTTGGAAATGATGCTTGGAATTTAGAAATCAAGTTAGACATGCAACCGTTCAGATATCCGAAGAATATCGCACCAGTCGTATTAACAAGCGCTGGAACGATTGATAATATCGGTACGGTCTATTCAGAGCCTATCATCGAGATTGAGGGCGATGGGGATGTATCACTTACAATTGGCAATAAGACCATGTATCTGACTGTAAATACAAAAACTACAATCGATTGCAGGCAAGGAAAACAAAATGTCTTTAATGCCAGTGGGACAGTGCAGAACACTCTTAGAAAACGTGGAGGATTTTTTGAAATACCTGTTGGTAGTAATGGTGTGACATTTACTGGTAATGTACGCAAGGTGACTATTCGTCCTAATTGGAGGTATCGAGTATGATTTACTTAACAGAAGGGAATATTCCTCTTAATGCCGCGTACGATGATAACATCACACAAGAAGCAAATAGCACCTATCAATTAATATTCAAATTCCCTACTAACAACATTTTATGGCAACGGTTGAGAGAAGAAACTTTCTTGACTGCTGATGATCTACACGGCGAGCAGGATTTTGTCATTTTCGAGGTTGAGAAGAAGCATGGCTATATTCAGGTCTATGCTAACCAAGTATTCACTCTCTTGAATAACTATGTGGTCAATTCTATCTCTTTGGATAGAGTGACTGGTTCGACTGCTTTAAGTCAATTTGCTGGGAGCATTACTCGGAACAATCCATTCTCATTTTTCTCTGATATTGAAGATAGACACACCTTCAATGTTGAATCTAAGAATGCCATGGAGGCATTTTCGAAAGATAAGCATTCTATTATTGGTCAATGGGGCGGTGATTTAGTCAGACATGGGTATCAAGTACGATTACTAAAAAATGGCGGTTCGGAAAACGAATCGCTTTTTATGTACAAAAAGAACCTGTCTAGCTATCAGCACAAAACCTCTACCAAGTCTTTGAAAACTCGAATTACTTTCACCACGACAGTCAAAGGTGAGGGAGAAAAGGCGCCTGACCGCAAGTTTTCTGTAGTTGTGGATAGTCCGCTCGTTAACAAGTACAGTCAAATCTACGAAGATGTGATTGAGGTTAATGATCAGGATGTGAAGGATGAAGCAAGCCTTCGTAAGTATGGTGAGCAGTATTATCGAACATCGCTCTGTGACATGATGGAAGATAGCCTTGAGCTTGAAGTTGTCGGCCAGAGTGACGTGCCTGTCCAGATATATGACATTGTGAGTCTATTTCACGATGTCTACAATCTTGATGTGCGCAAGAAGATTACTAAGTACACTTACTCACCAATGGGCAAGAAATTGAAGACAATTGGTTTTGGCCAGTTTAAGTCAGGTCTTGCGAATGCGATTGGTAGTGTAGTTAGTGATGCCGTCAAGGGTGAAACTCAGCAATTTCAAAGTAAGTTTGAACGACAGTTGGCAAGAGAAATTAAGAATGCTGACCTTGCTTTTGACCGAAAAAATGAAGAATTGAGAAATCAATTTACGGATGAAGTGAATGCTATTAAAGCCAAAGCTGAAGAGTTTGGCGCTATAATCCATGAAGAAATAGACAAAGAGCGCCCTGAGTTCTTAAAGCGTATCCGTGAAGAGTTGATGAGCGGTGCGGACTCAATCGCTGAGTTAAGCAAGAAATTGGAACAGGTCAGCGAGACCGCAAGAATCAATGCTGGTCTAATTGGTGGTGATGGAACCGCTAAGTATAACAAGAACCGTCTCAACGGTAGCACGGCTAAAAAACTTGCCTATGGTACTGATTATGTCGAAGTCGGACACAATGGAGAAGGCTTTGAACTAGGTAAGCAGTACGTTATTAGCTGGTCAGCAACATGTACGCCTTACGGAAAAACGGACGTGACTGTAATCATAAACAAAACACCGTTTTACGGTGGACACGTTCATTTTGTTCCTGATAATCCATACTTGCCAAACATTGACAAAGACTTAACAAATAAAGAGGAACAAGTCTTATCGGTTTACAACGGAACTTATCAACTGACATTCTCGGGTGACTGGTATCAGAACTCAGTTCAATTTGCGACGGTTGATAATCGAACCAATCGTATTGAGTTTGAACCAGTCTATAAAACGATTGCGGACGGGCAAAATTCAATATATGACGCAAGTTGGAACGAGAGTCCAACATTTATTTTTGATGGAGGTATAGCATGACAGAAACAATACCAATTAGAGTACAACATAAACGTATGTCAGCGAGCGATTGGACAAATAGCCCTCTTGTTCTGCTCGATGGTGAGTTAGGTGTTGAGAGCGATACAGGAAAGGTCAAAGTTGGAAACGGACGTGACCGATTCACAACCTTACAATATCTAACTGGTCCAAAGGGCGACCGCGGAGAGCGTGGCGAAACTGGTCCAAAAGGTGCGGACGGAGTCATGCGATTCGAGGAGCTTACAAGCCAACAAAGAGAATCGTTAAAAGGCGCTCCTGGTCCAATGGGGCCAACAGGACCTAGAGGAGAAAACGGAACGCCAGGACAAAAAGGTGACACTGGTCCTCGTGGAGAACAAGGACCTATCGGTTTAACTGGTCCTAAAGGTGCAGACGGTGCAAGAGGTGCTCAAGGACCAGCAGGGCCAACAGGACCTAGAGGAGCAGACGGCGCGCCTGGTCAAAATATTATTAATCAGAACGGTGGACAACCACTAAAATATTGGTTCGGTTCTAAATCTCAGTATGACGCACTTTCTACTAAAGATAGCACTACTATCTATGACGTATACGAGTAGGAGGTATTATGGCTAGAGAAGGAATTTATGTAGGTAACAAAGAAGTTACTCATCGTTACATCGGTTCAAGGCTTGTTTGGATGAAAATAAGACTGTTATTTAGTGGTGACGTGTCAATAAATTACGACTATCGTAATAAACGAATAACGCTTAATAAGGATTTTTCACAAAATAAGATAAAAACTGTCGAGATAAACGGGAAAGAAATTTCGTTTTCTAAAATCGAAAATATACAAGGAAAAACGTATATAACTTTCACTGAGTCCATTGAGGAACTTGAGCGAAAAACTGGATTTAACCGATATAGAAGTTTCTATGGTTCAATTCCTATTAAAGTTTATGGAGGATAAAAATGGACATCACTATTCAAAACGTCCGTGCGCCTGCTCTAGAGCATAACGGGCGATATTACAAGGTATTTCAACCAAAAATACGCGATGAACTGTTGAAACTTCATCACATGGGTTGTGCTGGGGACACGGTTTTAACGGATATACAGCTAGAGCAAGGGGATTTCCCTACTAGCTTTGTGGAACCTACGATTACGCAACGGACTTTGTCTGGACTCTTCAAGGATTTACGTTCTATTGAACTTGAGTTAAGAGACCAAAATAGTACGCTTTGGAGCAAAATCCAGAAAAGCAATCAAGGAGCATTGACACAGTTTTTCGATACAAATGTTAAGAGTGCTATTGCTCAAACTGCTAATGAAATCAGACAGGAAGTGCGAAATGCTTCTAACAGCGCTAGGGTTCAAGTTACGTCGGAAGGTGTAACCATTGGTTCTACTACTTTGACAGGAGAGCAACTAGCCTCAACCATTTCTGCCAGTCCTAGAGGCGTTGACATCATCGCTCCTAAAATGAAAATCAAGTCTGACATGATTGTTGACGGTGCGATTACTTCAAGCAAGATTGCTGCAGGGTCAGTTACTGCTAATGCATTGGACGCTGGCTCGGTTACGGCTGACAAAGTTAAATTCGATACAGCTTTCATACAAAGGTTAGTATCTCAACAAGCGTTTGTCGATGAGTTGTTTGCAAAAAACGCAACGATTACAAAGATACAAAATGTTGATTTCACAGGAAATAACATTAAAGGCGGTCAAATTACCTCTTTAAATGGGGATACTACATTTGACTTGCAAACAGGGCAAATTGATATGAATTCTCCAGGCGTCGGGATAAGAAACCAATTTCCAGGCCGTCCATTACAGTATCTTGCATTCGGTTCTGGTAACATCAACGGCGTCGAAGGTTCTTACACAGCTTTGCTAAGTAACCGAAACGGGATACAACAGATGGATCACACATCGGCAGGTCTTCAAATCTGGAATGGACGTTCAGGAAGTAAAATCCAAAGTGCTATCAATATGTACGGCCAAAAAATAACATTTAACCAGAGTGCGCAACCAGGCTTGAAAGAAATAACTGTCGATACGAGTGCACATTCCATTACTGGCGTTGACGAAATTGTTATTCAAGGTGTCCGATTATCGTATATTTTAAACGATATTTACGACAATTTCAGAAATCTTGGAGCAGTAGCTGGCAATTACAGCCGTGGCTATTATCAAAACTGGAAATAAGAAAGGGACAAAATGAACACACAAGACAAAATTATTAATGACCTAGCAATTCAATTAGCGAATAAGACGATTGAATGTGCTAATTACAAAGCGCTTTACGAAGAAGCACAAGAACAAATCCAACAACTACAATCAGATAAAGAAAAGGAAGAATGATATATGACATTTAAAGTTATCAACAAATATTTACAAGAAAACAACCGTACATTCGTAGCGGTTCGACAAGAAGCGCCATATACGGCTTTTGACCGTGTTTTGATTGGTAATCGTGTGAACGAATCAGACGAGGAATTAATTAAGGCAGTCATTGGACAAGTGACTACTGAGTTCAATCCAGCGGATGGAGTGAAGAAACTTCAAGAAGATTTACGTACGCAAGCTGAAAGTTACGAAGAAAAGCTCGCTGAGAAAGATGCAAAAATTGCGGAAGTAAAAGCCGTTGCAGATTGGGCAGTATTGGCTCGAGTAACGGACGTGGATAATCCGTTAGATCCTACAGTGTTCAAACGCGGTCTTGAATTGGTGGACCCTGCTAAAACTGGCAAAACTTACCAATCGCAAGAAATTTTCACGCTTGAAGATGTGAATCATGTTGAGAAATTCCAAGAAGGCAAACGCGTTATGATTCAAGTAAATGAAGCGTTCACTTACCAAGGGCAGACGCTCGAAGAACTCGCAAACCTTGAGCAAAATGGAAAGCTTGGTATCTGGAAGTGGACAGAGCCTAAAGAGCCAAAGTCAAGCGATAACGTTTAGGCGATGGAGTTGTAATGCCTCACGATATCGAACTAGGATTTTTAAACGAGCATCTTCAATCATTGTTTAAAAGTCCTTATATTCAGATTTTGCTTTGGTTAGTATTCTTTGATGTTTTATCGGGATACATCAAAGCCTTTAAATTAAAGAAATTTGACAGCAAGACAAGTACTAATGGCTTGCTGCGACATTTCTTAGTAGTTGCTGTGGTGATGGTTATAGCGCTGTACGCACGCGCACTTGGTCATCGTGAAATAGGAATTACAGCATGTTTATTCTTCATTATTAGTTACATTGGCTCACTAATGGAAAATTGGGAAGCACTTGGATTACCATTTCCGGAAGCGCTGAAGCCGTATATTAATCAAATGAGACGGAATCAAGAAAATAAAATTAAAAAATTAATTGAGAAAGAGGTAGAAAAATATGATGATTAACTGGAAAGTACGAATTTTAAACAAAACATTTTGGATTACATTAGTACCAGCCTTAGCTTTATTGCTACAAACATTCTTAGCTGTATTCAATATTAAATTGGAGTTAGGAGAAACAATTAATAAATTATTAGTGTTTATCAACGCTCTGTTTGCAGTATTTGTAATTGTGGGTGTCGTTAATGATCCAACAACTGCCGGAGTAAGTGATAGCACTCGTGCAATGACTTACGAACGTCCAAATAATCAATAAAATTATTAGGCAGCTACATCGTGGCTGCCTTTTTCATTGGAGGAAATATGAAAAAAATCAAAAGGGATGTCAGTCTTACTACTAAGGTTCGAAATAATATGAATCGCATCCAGGACGAATTCTATTCTCACGATACTAATAGTGCAGTAATCGAATTAACAATGGACAGGACTGATTTAAAGAAAGTAATTGTGTTATTTCATTTTCAACGTTCCAATAGATTCCTGGAAGTAATCGGGAACGTAACAGGAAATGTAGTAGAAGTGCCGTTTGATACTAGCTTAATTACTGTTGATGAAACCGTAACTGGATATGTGTACATCGAAAAAGTAGTACAAGCTGCTGATGTTTTCAAATTTTCATTTGGTGTGCGTGTATCTGAAATTGATAAACACAAAGATTTACCAGTTATTGAGAAAGATAGCAAACGAATTGTAGCAATCACTGAGATTGTAACAAAAGCGGAATTACAAGAAGCATTAAGCAATATTCATGTGGAAGGTGCAAGATATGACGATTCAGAAATTTTGAAACGTCTACAAGCACTTGAAGCTACTCCAAAATTAGACACTAGCGTATTCGCAACCAAATCGGAACTTAAAAACATTTCGTTAACTCCTGGACCAAAAGGAGACAAAGGAGACCAAGGACCTCAAGGGGCTACTGGAGAAAGAGGACCTAGAGGCGAACAAGGTTTGCAAGGACTTCCTGGTGAAAAAGGACGAGATGGAGACCCTGGACCAAAAGGAGACTCTGGATCTCGCGGAGAACGAGGAGAGCAAGGGCCTCCTGGACCTCAAGGTATTCAAGGCGAACGAGGACAAGACGGACAAAGAGGGGAACGTGGGGAACAAGGACCAATCGGACCTCAAGGACCAATCGGACTTACTGGACCAAAAGGAGAAAATGGTCGTGACGGTGTGGGCATTCCGCAAACACTATCGCTTAGCGGTAACACGCTAACACTATCTCACGGTGGCGGAACAGTAAATCTACCTGCTTCCAGTCAAAATGCACCTACTCCATCAACTTCCTCTAGCGAACTAATCGGTGAGGGAATGCCGAACGGTAAAGTCGATGGTACTATCGGACAGACATACGTTGACACTAAGAAAACTAACGGAGCTTTGAAATGGATTAAACGTACCGCTTCAGGAAATCAAGGTTGGTTTGTGTTAGACGGTGATACAGGTTGGAAAAAACTAAACGTACTGTCTAAATTAGGTAATTCTTATATGCAAGTCCGAAGAGTTAATGATACCGTATCTTATCAATTCGGCGGACTACAATGGGGTTGGTTCGGAATTGTTAGACGGGGTAACCCAGCATTCATCGCACATCCAGGGAACCGTGAAAAGAAATGCTTCCTTATAGCAAACGGCGGAATACCTTTAGGATATAGAACGTCTGGTTCGTTAATCGGTCAGATTTATAACGATGACGGTGTTCCATACGGAACGTGGTATGTAGGCGGTTATGGTGATGCAAATCACTTACGTTTCCAATTCAATGACCCAGTACCAACCGATAGAGATATCGGAGACATCAGGGTCTCTAATATAAGCTATATTACAGACGACCCTTGGCCGACAAATTAATAAGGAGGAATATATAAATGGAAATTGATACAAGTAGATATAGAGAGGGATTACCTCAAATCGGTTATGCGCCTTATCACCAAATTCATGCGCATTCAACAGGTAATAGAAATTCAACAGCTCAGAACGAAGCAGACTACCACATGCGTAGACCTGTAGAATCTGGATTCTTCTCACACGTTGTAGGAAATGGACGCGTAATGCAAGTAGGTCCCGTCAATCAAGGTGCTTACGATGTTGGTGGCGGTTGGAACTATGAAACGTATGCAGCAGTTGAATTAATTGAAAGTCATTCGACTAAAGAAGAGTTTATGGAAGATTACAGATTATATATCCAATTATTACGCGATTTAGCAGACGAAGCTGGACTTCCTAAAACATTGGACTCAGACTCGTTAGAAGGTATCAAATCGCATGAATATTGCACATACAATCAACCGAACAATTTCAGTGATCATGTAGACCCATATCCTTATCTAGCTAAATGGGGAATCAGTCGTGAACAATTCAAGTATGATGTTGAGCATGGCTTAGAACAAAAGGAAATCAAAGAAGGATGGCAAAAAACAGCAAATGGCTGGTGGTATCAAAATTCAGACGGAAGCTATCCAACAAATAAATGGCAACAAATTAACGGCAAATGGTACTTCTTTAATGAAAATGGCTATTGTTTAACTAATAAATGGATTAAGCGTAATGCTGTATGGTATTGGCTAGACACTGACGGAACTATGGCTACAGGATGGAAGAAAATCAATAATGAGTGGTACTATTTCAAACAAGATGGCGAAATGGTTACAGGCTGGGTTAAGTATAAGGATAAATGGTACTATTTAAACACAAATAACGGATTCATGGAATCAAACCAATTCGTAAAAGGAAAAGATGGATGGTACTATATCAGTGAAGATGGAACTATGGCAGAAAAGCCTGACTTCACTGTCGAGCCTGAAGGTTTAATCACAGTTAAATAATATAAGGAAGGCTGCCATTTTGGCAGCCTTTTTTTGTTCCGTATTTGTTCCGTGAAAATAGAAATCGTATGATATGGCATGATACAAAAATGTTGTTATTATAGGGATATGAAGCCGTGTGAAATGCTATGAAACGCATTTTATAGTCTGTAGGGGGCATTTTTTATGCTTATTTATAGGCTTTTCTAAAGGTTTTGTTCCGTGGATGTTCCGTGTGTCAAAATCTTTATTATTTTCTCATTATCTGAGACTTCCAATTCTTTTATGACATGAGCATACGTCTGCATGGTTACTGTGGGGTTAGCATGACCTAATCGCTTACTCACTGATACGACTTGCACCCCTTGCGATAGCAAGATACTTGCATGTGTATGTCTCAAACTATGAAATCTAATTTTTCTCTCGATTTTCGCTTTTTTAAGTGTATTATCGAGAGTTTTTTTGACTCCATTATTTGTGATGTCGTGGAATACTCTTTCAGTATCTTTTGGAAGTTGAAATAATAACGACATAACTTCACTTGGGATAATAATAGTTCTTTTTGCGTTTTTTGTTTTACCGTCCGTAAAATCTCTAGTGTGCAATGAATCGAATCCTTTTTCGATTTTTACAGTATTGTTTTCTATATCTAAATTATCCCAGGTCAATCCGAGACATTCTCCGAAGCGCATACCGCTTACCATGGCTAAAAGAATAATATAGCGTGATTGATATCTAGGATTGATTCCATCTAATAATGCTGCATATAGTCTTTGATACTCTTCAAAAGATAAAAATTTACTTTCTTCAGTAAATGCTCTTTCGTCGTTCCCTTTAATCTTAACGAATTCGCATGGATTATACATAAGAACCCTAGTCTGGACCGCATGCTTAATAGCGCCACTGGTGTAGGTGTGATATTTGGCTACAGATTCAGTCGATAGCCTTTCTGCTAATTGATTAATATAAGCTTGATAGCTATCGTGAGTGATATCCTTGAGCATGACATTAAAATTTTTTCGAACATAACGAATGATCATATCAATACGCTTAGAGACGCCTAACGACACAGTACCGTCTTTATATAATTTTTTCCAATTTTCCATATAATCTGCAAGAAGCATTCTTTCTTTAGCAAAGTTCTTGCCTTGCAGCATTTCATTTTCACGAAGGATGGATGCGTCCTTTGCTTCAGCTTTAGTCTTAAATCCACTCTTGGAAACAGCCTTTTGCTTGCCGTTATCATAGTAATATACTTTGTAGGCCCAAGTTTTACCTCTTCTGTATATACTAGCCATACATCTCACCCCATTTCCGCATTGATTATATACATTATTTCTTTAAACCTAACAATTTGAATATATCAAATGTAGTTCTTTTATACGCTTTATTATATAAGTGTTTCTTTGGACTTCTCCAGAAGCCCATCCCTTTCTTACCATATCCAGGGATAACAGCTTTTTTAATCTGTCTCTTCCATTTTGAAGTAGTACGTGCTTTAAGCATTTTCTTCCAGCTTGGTTTTCTTAATCCGAATTTCATAAATAATTCTCCCTTACCATTTAATAATATTCTCTCATTTCTTCCTTAACACCGTAAGCTGCAATTAACTTATCGAATGTATCTGGAATATCTTGATACTGTTCTTGATAGAGCAGCAACATTAATTCTGTTGCAAATTTATTAGCTTCTAGCTCTAGTTTACCTTTGCCGCCATAGCATGCAGAATAGTACCCAATTAAATCAGCATGATCTATAGCATGTTTCAATTCATGAGCCATAACTAAATATTTCTCATTCGAGTTTTTCAAAGAATTATTCAGTAATATAATAGGCTCTCCATCGTTTGTAACGATAATTCTCCCTTTTAATCTAGATGGAAAATCAACATACAAATAATTAATATTTAAGTTATCAGCAATCACAAATGGATTAGCTGTTCGATGATTTTCTACTAATGTGTTAATATCCAATAATTATCCTTCCTTTTTGTCTTTTAATCTATCCCAAAGTACGCTTCTAATAATAGCATCTACCTTTTCTTTTTCATCTTCTGTCAATTCAATACCATCATAAGATATAGTCGTTGTATTTAATTTTAAAGTTTTTTCGATATCAATAACATCTTCTTTGGTTGCCCATGTTGGAGTATCCGTTGAAAACGAGTTTTGAGCAAACCTAGGGTCTACAGCAGATTTTTCTACGTTAAAGAAATCTGCAATCTTTTGTACATTCCCTGGATTCGGCATAGATGTACCTTTAACATATCCAGTTAAAGTGCTTGTAGGTATTCCAGTATGTTTAGATAATTCAACTTGCTTAGTTCTAGTACGATTAAGTAATTCATTGATATTAACAGATATTCTCTTCATGATTTCTATATCATTAGGAGTGTATTTGCCTCTTCCTCGTGCCATTTCTAGCACCTCCTTATTTACTATTGATATTATAGTACTGTTTTAAATCGTATTTGTAAATAAAAAAATATCAAAAAAATCGAATTTTTTATAATAAAAGTATTGACATACGAATTAAATCGTATTATTATAGACTCATAAGTTAAATAGAACTGAAAGGAGGAACGGATTTTGACACAAATTTCGTTAAAAGCTGCAAGAGTTAACGTTAATTTAACTCAGAAAGAAGTAGCGGAAAAACTGGGAGTTCATCAACAAACTATCGCAAAATATGAGAAAGATAGTACTAAAATTCCTATGAATTTGCTACGCCAATTAAGTGCATTATACAAAGTTAAATTAGATCATATTTTTTTAGGTTAAAAATACGATTTAATTCGAATAGAAAGAGGTGAAATAATTGCACCATTACATGACATTTTACGAAGAAGATGGAATCAAGTATGCAGAAGCTTGGTTACAAATCAATTTTCTAAGTTGGTGTTTTTGCTTCTGGAAAATTAAAAAGGCCATCTCTTAAGAGACGACCCAATAAAACTATTTCTTGACCCATTTGTTCCCAGGCTTTTGAGTAGGAGGAAGACGGTCCCCTTTATCAATATGAACAACACGAGGTCGATTTACAGCACCGCCTTTAGGACCAACTTCTTGATATGTGCCTTTTGGCTGGTTATCTGTACCAGGTTTAATAGGTTTAGACATATAAACACCTCCTTTCTTAATTCTAATTATAGGCTTGAAAGAAGGTTACAACAATATGAAAAAATGAAAGGAGTAAAACAATGGAGAAAGCAACACTCGATTACTACGAGCCAATATTTCTAGAAGTGGTAAGAAGAAATCCAGAGAAATTTGTTGATTTAATAAAGCCGTTTATTGATTCAAGAAGTAGACAAAGATGGATAACAACTGAAGAATTGTGTGCTGAAATCGGAACAAGTTCCAGCGCGTGGCTCAAAAGCGATGTGAGAAATCATCCTGTAGTCGTTGCTGCTAGAAGAACAGATACACGCCCATACAAATATCAAGCGAGCATGATCGATGAAATTCAGAAGGTATGGGATGGAAGGAGAAAACGATGAGAACAAAACGAAGAAGAAAAACGAGGGTACAATTCATTCCATTTTTGAAATGGATGCTAGGATGGTACATTTTAGCATTTGGAATCATTATCGCAATGATGAGCATTGTGCTCTTGATTGGGGAGGCGAATCATCAACACACAAACAAAGTAAATCTGATTATGAGCAATGAATATATCGAACCTGATTTTCAGGATACGTGGAAAGAAAGAGGAAATTAAAATGATTGAACTAATTCAGGGTAATGTATTCAGAAATAGAGTGGTTATTGGTAGTTACAAAGACATTGGAAATAACGAGTATAACGTTTATTTGATTGATAAAGGGGGGTTAAAAACTAAGTATCAAGTACGAGGTTTTGACAATATCTATCAAGTGATTATAGACCACTGGTGGGACTATAAAGACGAAAATAGCCAGCGCGGGAACGCTGACTAACTAAACAAGGTGTGATATTCGATGATTAGTTTTGAAATGAATATGTTCGACCCCAACGAATACGATGTAATGGTTGGAAGTGAACTAAGAGGAGAAATAAGATTCATCGATGGAAAGTATCGATTAGTTGTATTTCTTGGAAATTACAAAAGCAGCAGTACTCATTCAACCTTAGAAGGTGCATACGATACTGCAAGAGAACTACTTGATAAATATTAGATGAAAGAAGTGATTAAAATGAAATTCAGAGGTAAAAACAAAAGAAAAATTGGCAAAGATATACAAGAATTACGTTTAAGTCTTGGTGAAACTCAGAAAGTGTTTGGAGCTAGAATTAATGTTTCCCAAACTTCTGTAATGAACTGGGAAAAAGGGAGATATCTACCAAACTATGCGACAGCAAAAAAACTTTCAGATTTATATGAACAAACGTTTCTGGAAAATAAACAAAGCAATGTATCATCTTGCGACAAAGGACAAACATCTACTAATCCTGACGTACTAGATAAACTGACAGTTTTGGCAGAAATATTAGGGATTGAACGATTAAATACTAATAATTCAATAGAACAGTATAGTACAGAAGAATTATTCAGAGAACTGAAAAGAAGAATACTAAAAAAAGACGACTTATAAAAGCCGTCATACAAATATTAACTAAAGTTATTATAACACGTTGGAAGGGGATATTCAATGAGTCGGTTATTAATTAACGAACCACCTTTACAAGTGCTGCCATCGCTTGCTAAAGAAATCGGCTTGAATGAAGCGATTATGCTCCAACAAATGCACTACTGGTTGATTAAGAGCAGCCATGAATTTGAAGGAGTTAAATGGTTTTATAAGACATTAGAAGATTGGAAAACAGAATTCCCATTCTGGTCAGCAATGACTATCAGAAGGACTTTGACCAACTTAGAAAAACAGAAAGTCATTAGAATTGGGAACTTTAATAAGAAAAAATTCGACAAAACAAAATGGTACACAATCGATTACCAATGTGTGAACAGACGATGTGTTCAAAATGAACAGACGATGTGTTCAGATTGTACAGATGGATGTGTTCAATTTGAACAGACCTATACCAGAGAATACACAGAGACTACTACAGAGAATAATAATAATGTCTCAGAGGAGAAAACGAGTAAGGTTGTTTGGACTGATGAGACTAGACATATTATTGATTATCTAAATAAACGCTCTGGAAAGAAATGGTCAGTTAAGACTAAGAAGACAGTACAGTTAATCCATAAGCTGTTAGACAATGGATTCACAGTTGAAGACTTTGAGAAAGTTATTGATTTCAAGTGTAAGCAGTGGCTGAATAACGAGGAGATGAATAAGTATCTAAGACCAGAAACACTATTCGGCGGAAAGTTTGAAAGATACTTAAACGAGGCACCAGATAGAGTGAATAGAAATGTATCGTCTGGACAATCTGTTGAAGACAAGATGAGAGACTTATACGGACAGAATTGGCAGGGTTGGCAATGAACAATTACGAGTTAGAAAAATCAATCATATCTGCAATCCTACAAGATTTCGATAAAGCTCAATCAACGTATCTGCAAGCTGAATGGTTCACAGATACGAATTTTAAAACGATCTTTGAAATATTAAATAATTACGGTAGTCGCTTAGATGGATTGATGGAGTTATTCGCTAAAGTCAGAGCCGAATTAAAAGGTAATTCGATTGGATATGAGTATCTACTAGCATTACAGAAAGATAACGCAACAACATCCGGATTAGATTACCTGGCTAATCAACTACATCGTGAGTATTTGAGAGCTAAACTCGAAAAGGTTAAAGCCGAACACACAGAATTCCCAACTAAGCAATTAGAAGCGGAAATGCTTGAATTGTTAAATGCGATTTCTAAGCTATCAAGAAAGAAAAATGTCGGAGACTTATCAGAAACATTTGAACAATTCGAGTATGAGCTTGAACACGATATCGAAGACGGGATAAAGACATTCAGCGGATTGGATGCAGCACTTGGAGGTGGAATTGGTCCAGGAATGTTAGTGACGGTTGGAGCTAGACCTTCAGTCGGAAAGAGTGCATGGACAATCAATTTAATCGATAGAGCGCTACAGAGAAACGACGGGTTAAGAGTAGACCTATTTAGCCTTGAAATGAGCAAGAAGGAAGTATTCTCACGATTTGTAGCAAAGATGACTACTCTGAATACGTACTACCTTCGCAAGATGAATCGAATGCTAAAGACTGGAGATAAAGAGCTAGTGAGAGCGACTATTGAGTATTTTAAACAGAAAGACTTGAAAGTCTATGACACGGTATCTGAACTCAATCACATTCTTGGAATTATTAAAGAACGTGCTGCAGGTCAAGCGCCAGGTAAATATTTAGCAGTCATCGATTATGTAGGACTTATCAAAGTCAACAACAATCGCGACAGAAGGCTTCAGATTGAGCAGATTACAAGAGAACTGAAGAACCTTGCTAATGAACATCAAGTGCCTATCGTTATCTTGTCGCAGTTATCTCGTGGAGTAGAACAGCGCCAGGATAAATCACCAATCTTGAGTGATTTAAGAGAGTCAGGCTCAATCGAGCAAGATTCAAATGTCGTTGGATTTTTGAGCAACGAAGAGACAGAAGAGAATCACGAAGGCTATCAACGAGTGAAGTTCTCTATCAAGAAAAACCGTGAAGGCGATTTGATGGATTCAACATTCAAGTTCTATAAAGCTCAAATGAATTTTGTAGAGGAGTTTGAGCGTAGATGAATGCAAGAGAGTTCGAAAAAATTATGCAGTCGGAAGGATTGAAAACAACTCGAGCAGTAATGATCATGTTGCAAGAGGCTAAGAAGTGCCAGAAGAACATTAAGGCAATGAGTATGTATAAACATCTTCCGTATGCAGCAGAATACATCGAAAAACAGGAAGAACAGAAAGACAAAGCTATATGGCAAGCGCTGGAAGTGGCTCAACTAGAAAAGATGTATGGATTTAGATTAGTTGAGGATAGAAATGATGTAATAATAGCCACTTACCAAGTTTCAGAGCCGCACAGCGAAGTAATGAAGATAATCAGAAGCCATATAGAAATAATGGCAGAATTGGAGAAAGAGTATGGCATTTGCGATTAAAAACAGCAATATGTATTTCAAACAAATTGTAGATCACAGCAGCATAGCCGGATACCTGGACAGAAGA